GTAAGGGGCAAAAAGGGCAAAAAGGGCGAAAGGGTTGAATCACCAACACAAGAACAAACAAATGAAGACCTTAATGTAATAGCAGGTGCACGCCGGGCTGAGAACGAAATACAACAAGAAGCTTTCAAGCGCCAGCACCAGCAATACATCGACATGTCCTGGTGGAAATGGTTTAAAAACCTACCGTTTCGTTTATTTTATAAAATATCTCGTAAAAAGCCTACATTTGGTGCTATAATTGGAGCGATAGTTCCGATTAGTCTTATCGTTGGTATGTACTGCTGGTATGATTTTCAGTTTGGTTATACTTTAGCCAATCTCGTTGCTGTTTTGAGTTTGGGTTTTAGTGCTTATATCCCTGTCGCCGCTTATAAAAGTATTAGTTATGCGAATGATTCATTTAGATTGCCTCCTTGTATTGTTAAAAACGACCAGATGCGAGGAGGTACGATAAGGAAAAAAAGTAAAAATACTAAGAAGAATAAGCATATTAATCATAAAAAGATGTCGAAAAAAATAAATAAGAGAACATCTATTATACGACGACGCACAATAAAATACTAACAACAAAATAAAAAGTTTGAGTTATTATTTGCATTTGACGCAGGAGAGTCCCTCGCCCTAAATGTGTTTTCTACGTAACATGTGATTCAAGAGAAGAAGATGAGTTGGGTACATTTTTAACTCCAAGTGCTTCGCAGCAAAAAAGAGGCAATAGAGTATTAACGAAGATATAGATTTTACGATACAATAAAACGCGAATTATAAATATACAATTCGTGGTTCTAAAAATGTTACTCTTAATTACGTTTTCTTGTCTTCTTCATATATTTTTTATAGCTATTTTTGGCTTTTGACTTACCGCCAAATCTCGCACCGAGCCAGTTCGGTCCACTAGAACGAGCTGAAGATGCTGCTGCACTTCCATTATCCACTATGAAACACAATCCACCTGCGAATCTAAAAGGACAACCTACTAATTTTCTTCCCTTTTTGGATGTCTCTATATTGATTGTTCTTTGTAAAGCATCGCGCGCCCCTTTAGGGGTTTTCAAATCTGGATGTACACTTTCATTGCCTTCAGGTACCTCCACAACCTCATATTTAGAAGTCATAATGATATGGTATGTTATAACATATATAGATAAAATAAATTAAACCGGAATCAAGTGGAAATACAAACATCTACCTAAATAATACAATTGAACCAAATATTTACGTAAATAAATGACTTAAATATTTGGTCTATTATTATACAAACAAGCGATAACAATTTTAATAATGGGAGGAGGTAAAAAGAACAAGAAGACCAAGCCATCTTCTTCTACTAATAACAGTGATAGTAAAAATTCAAATGATGATAAGCAAGGTTCTGCATCACAGCCGATAACAATTGATTCTATCTCAATTGAATTCAAGACCGTTATGTTGGATTTTTTGAGAGACATTGATTGTTCTTTTCCAGAGTATAGGGAAACGTTATCGCGATATTTAGGGTACTCTCATGAGATGAAACCGATGCCCGATGATTTGTATATTGAGTTATATTCGTATTGTAAAATGATTTATCCTGCACGATTTTTTGATATATTGTATAAAAACGAAGAGTTGTTTAAGGCAGCAGATAAAGGATCTGCTCCTGAAACCGCTCTACAGTCGACAGTTATGTTTCTCCCAAATGTAGATTTTCGAGAGATTTGGCTTACGGAGGATATCACCGAGAATACAAAGGAGATTATTTGGAAGTATTTGCAGTTGATTTTGTTTTCGATTGTTAATAATTTATCGGATATGGGGTCGTTTGGAGATACTGCGAAATTGTTTGAGGCGATAGATGAGGGGGAGTTGAAGAATAAATTGGAGGAAGTTATTGGTAGTATGAGTTCATTTTTTGATGGAACTGGTGGTGGTGGTGGTGCTGAAGGCGTCGGTGGAGAATCATCAGCTAATGCACCTAATTTTGAAGATTCATTTAAAAAGGCATCTGAATTTATGAATTCATTTATGCCGAATGCGGAAATGGATGCTGGTACTGGTGAATCGGCGTCGGCGTCGGCGTCATCGACACAACAACAGACACCACAAGGACCTCCTGTTCCAGATGCGAATGCGATTCACGAACATTTATCGTCAATTCTGAATGGTAAGATTGGTAAACTCGCAAAAGAGATTGCGGAAGAGACTGCAGCGGATTTGAATTTGAATATGGAGAATGAGACATCAATGAAGGGAGTATTTCAACAGCTTTTGAAGAATCCAACTAAATTGTCTGGAATAATCAAGTCAGTTGGGAATAAGTTGGATACAAAGTTGAAATCGGGTGAATTGAAGGAGAGTGAGATAATGTTAGAAGCGAGTGAATTGATGAATAAGATGAAAAATATGCCGGGGATGAATAATATCGCAAGTATGCTTAGTAAAATGGGAATGAATATGCCTGGCGGTGGAGGCGGTGGAGGTGGAAAAGTAAATTTTGGAGCGATGCAGGCACAGCTACAAAAGAATATGAAACAAGCACAGATGCGCGAGAGATTGATGAAGAAGGTTCAAGAAAAGAATAGTAGTGCTGGTACTATACCGACTACATCTGTATTTAGGACTGGTGAAAAGTGTGAAAAGACGCCTAGGTTCCCAGTAAATCAATCATCTACGTCACCGGTTGTAGGTGGAGCAGCAGCAGCAGCAGCAGCAGCAGCAGCAGAAGCAAGAATGCTTGCGGCAGACAATCAAAGTAAATCTACGAAAAAAGATAAGCCGAAAGATAAACAAGAATAAATTGAATATTCATAATATATAAGTATAATAATAGCATATTTATATATTAAAATAGAACAATAACAATAATCGCAATAATATGAGTAAGGATCAAACATTTTGGCTGGAAGATCCCAGTGTTCTTATGAACAAAGATTACATTCAAGAGATTTGGCCGTCGAAGACGATGGAACCTGCTGCGAAATTAAATGCGATAACCCGTTTTGTTATTTTAGCGACGATTTTGGGATTTTTGGTAACTTCGGCATTTTCGATGTTTATTTTGGGAGCGATTACTTTAGGAATTATTGTGATGATATATAATTTTGTATATAAGGGCAAAGCTGGGCTAGACACAGAAAAGATAAAAAAAAATATGAAAACAAAAGAAGGTTTTGCGAATAATATAGATAAACCGGAGTTTTATCAGTTATTAAGAGAGGATTTTACTGCACCTACACCGCAAAATCCATTAATGAATCCTTTACTACCGGAAATTATGGATGATCCGCACCGTCGAAATGCAGCGCCGTCATTTAATCCGGCGGTTGAATCGGATATAAATGAATCCACTAAGATATTCGTGAGCGGAAGCATAGACACCAATGCTAGTAACCGAATATATAATGGGGTGAATATTCCATCTGTAACAACGAATCATACTCCGGAAGAGACATATGGAAAATTATTTGGAACTTTAGGTGATAATGCTGTTTTTGACGCATCTATGAGAAATTTTCATCCGATGGCGAATACTCGTATTCCAAATGACCAAGATGCATTTGCGAAATTTTGCTATGGAGAAATGAAATCTTGTAAAGAAGGTGACGAATTTGCTTGTGGGCGAATTAATTCGAGAATAGGTCAAATTGTTGGTCAGTAAATATTATGTATAATATTAAAAATAGATAATATCTATAATATCTATATTATCTATAATATAATTTAATCGAAATGGCGTATGTGAATAGTTATACTTTTGATAATATGTCGCGGATCGGAAACGATAGCAGCGACACAAGTCAACGTAATGTGCAAAATCTGAATGCCGCGAATTATGCATTAAATAATTTCTTTTCTACCGATTGTCAGATGGAGCGTCCCATTCAGTTCGCGACAAGTCAGCCGAATGTATTTTATAAGGGTGGTCATCACACCGGATTCGGCGGCTGCAATATTGATACTAATTCTGAGCTCTCTATTGGAAGTCTTAACACGCATTCAAAAAGTAAGTTGAGCTTATTGGAAAGACCATTTAAGACCGTCCCTTATTTAGGACGTGGTGCTGTGAATGTCGATTTTGAGTCCAAGCTTTTGCAAGGTGATACAAACACCAATAAAAAAAGTATTACTCAGTTGGCTGAGAAATTAAATACTGCGCACAGCGATTACCCTCTTCAAGAAGAATTTAAGTCTACAATTAATAATCCGGCAAATTATGTGGAAGGTGCAGCGGTTAACGGTTGGATACGTGGTGGGGTTCCGTCTCGTGAACTTGTCCGCGATCAAGAGTATTTATTTAACAAGTAATACAACAACATTCTGAACACGAAACATATATAAAACGTAATAAACTACCTTTTATATATATACTATATCATATAATAAATGAGCGGTGAACCAGAGTACAATAATACTTCTACTATCAATTCGCAACTGGTCCTTGACCCGATTACTGAAGAGGAAGACAGTTCTTGTATATACGACGACGAACGATTAAATATTATTCTCGCTCAGAATATGGCTACCGAGCACGAGCACGATCACGAACACGACAATACCATAAGCATGGTTGAAACGCTCTGCATTGATTCAGGTGATACAAATATAGATATTCCACAAATATATACCGGTTATAATTATGATATTGTTTTGACGTATAAAATGATCGAAGATGAAGATGACCAGGATGCACTATTTAGGCTTCAATTTTTACAAGCATTTGGGATAACAAATGACGATTATCAGCCAGACATTGTTTCGAGAGAATTAGATGTGTTGTATTCACGATATCGAGATAATCCGAAAATCCAAGAGATATTGCGATCACATCCACTTTATCATAGAGAAACCCGTGGAGGTGAAGATGGGGGTGGAGGTAATGATAATGATAGATCTGACTCATCGTCACTAGATAATGGAGAAAATTCTGTGGATGAGAATATATCAGTATCAGAAGATGGAACATCCATAACAATGAATACCGATAACAGTGAAATGATATTCTGTATGATGTTTTCATTTCAGACCTTTGATTTGTTTCATATGTGTCTTCAAGATATATTTTATGGTCGTGATATTCGAAATGATATCATCGAACAAATTGCTGTATTGCATCAAAATATGTTTTGAAAGTATGTCGACTGATATATTTAGGAAGTATGTAATCCGGTAATAATAATAGTAATAATAATAATAATAATATACAATAATAATAAACATAAAACTAGTATACAATGGCGTCTACTCGAAACAAAAATACCGCGAGTGATTTTAAGATTGAGCAAAATACACAACATTTATCTCGCGCATATGTTGCATTTGAAAACGGATACGCAGGCAAGGCTTATGAACCAGCTCTCGCATTTGAAAGTGTGGGTATTTTGCCTTCACGTATGAGTCGGGAGCATTTTTCGTCCAACTCGGTAGACATCGAGTCTGCGTTATTTGGTATTAATTCAACGAATTTGGTAGAGCCACAGGCGCCAGTTGTTCCACATTTGAAGAATTTACCAGAAGTCAAATATTTTGAACGGATGGCTATATTTATGCCGGAACCTTTAGTTGTTGAGAAGTCAGCAAGACCATTTCAGCATGCGGAGGCGAAGCTCTTTTAAGGGGGGGGGCGAAATTAAATAAATTAAATAATATATTGTGTTATGTATATAGATAATATGTCCAGTAAACAACGCTCACTTCAACAACCACTTTTTCAACGCGATGATCAAGCCGGAATACTTACTCAATATGTTATCGGTGCTACCATCCAACAATATATTTCAAATATACCGGAATATAATGGTGATGTAATTCCAACCATATTAAAGAGAAATCGTACGGTTGTATCTTTCGACAGTAACTATTACTATTTAGAATCTTTCTTAGAATATTTCAGTAAACATCATAACGGAGAATCGTGGGTGTTAGCCGGTCTTTTATCGGAAACGGGTATGATAAGTGGCATGCCGGTTGTAGGACAGGTTATTTCTGGAATGAAACTTAAAAAGGAATCCGAATGTACAAAACAGATTCTTTGTAAAAAATACGGTAATAAAGTTGTATTTTTGATTAATGTTGTTGGGTCCAGAAAACCAAGATTAAATAATTTGTTTTCAAATACAATTATGATTATGACGCCGCACCCTAGCTCCTCCTCCTCCTCCTCCTCCTCGCCGGTTGTCTCTTATCATGTAGGCGTTGACCTTGGCGAACCTATTGGAGAAAATATAGGTTGGATTGGCGATCGTCTATCCAAAACAGATATATTTGTTATAGATCCGAATAAACTTGAAGATAATGATGTTACGGTTGAATGGTTTGGTAATAGGTCTCTTAATGTTATTAATGATCTGATTCAAAGTTCTGGAATACTAGGCGATTCTCCTCCACCTCCTAGAACAAATATAAATATAGGAGGTAAATCCCGTTACTCTAAAAAACGCGTAACGAAGCGTCGCAAACCAACTAAACACCGCAAATCCACAAAACGCCGCCATCGTCGCACTACCAGAAAACCAACATAAAACTATTTTCTCGATTAGTATCATAAAACGCTCTTTGATCCTTCTACCCACTTCGCTCCTCCGATGCAAACTATCCACATCCCTAACCCTAATCCCCACACTTCCCCCTCAGGTTTCTCCGGCTCAATCAACGCCAATAATCAAGGTTACACTGGAACTGGACGCGTTACTTTCGGTAACGAAAATCGCAACGTGTTTGTCCAAGGTCAGGTCGGTGGCGGCTGGTCTGGTCGCCCTAGTGTTGGCGGAATGGTTGGCGCAACGATTCGATTTTAACGTGTTTAGGGCGTTTTTTCGTTCAACTCAGCCAATCGAGTATATGATCTTCCCCAATATTTATCTATCTGTCCTAGATAAATATCGCCATTTTTGACCTGACGCGGTGTTGGAATGCTGGAGTGTGTGACTTCTGTAACAAGAACTTTTCTATTTCCTTGTGTCCAATACATATATGGTGGACTTTCCAGTATTTTTCCGTTGATTATATGCCTGCTCGGGTGTGAAATCCGTAGTTGTTGTAGTGCTTGTGAAAACCATCCAAAATACATCGATGTGTCTTCTGGGAAGGGCGTGGAAGGCGGTGTTGGTGGAACGCTCATATTCGTCTGCAGATATATGGGTATATAACATTGATATTAATAAGATACTTACTATTTATATCAATTTTATTTGTGATTATGAAGACTCATCTGTAGTCAAACCAGAGAACCTATTATGCACTCTAACCACACCACTAGATGGTCCATCGTACTTTTTTCCTCGTAGACCCGAACCCGAACCCGAACCCGAACCCGAACCCGAACCCGAAGAAGACATAGTACGGGTAAGAACAACTGCATCCTGTGCTGAACTATTTCCCCTTGATGTTCTAAATCCGCCACGTTCAGCTAGTGTGCTAGAACCACGACCGCTTCTATAGTCTCGCGAAGACTTACTAGGATTTCCGAATCGTGTGACGTGTTCTCCAGTAGAACTACTAGATCCAGTCGAAATCAAATTCAAGCACGCTAATTGCTGTGCTGGTGCTAGATTATTCACATAATTAATCACCGTATGCTTAGTAACAAATGCACCAGCTTCTTTCATCGTAGCCAAAAACACATCATAATGAATTTTGTACATGTGCGTTTTCAGCTCGCGTGGATAATCTTTAAGCGGCTTATTATCCTTCTTCACATAATGATCGATATATGCAGCATACAAACTCAATGTATACTCGTGCAAACGTTCACGAAAATCATTAAATACCTTATTATGTTGTGGATGATACTTAAGATATTCGTCAATGTTACGATCCTTTCTCAAATACAAAAACTGAGAAAGAAGCTTTTGCTCCATCCCCTTTCGCTTCTTCACACTCTCGTACTTTGGATTACGCTGCTTGTAACAAACTCCAGTATCTCCGTCTCTAAAAACAACACCAGGCAATGTAGCACCGATTGTTTCTTGCGAACCATACATCCTACAATAATCCGCAACAGTATGTGGTGTAAACGTAGCAGTAGTATCATCGGTTGAATCAGCGACACACGTCAAACTGCTCGGCATATGAAATACTGCGCCGGAAAACGACGTCGAAAAAATGTCGCGATCAAGTCTTACTGCATTCGTAGTACCATCAACTAGAGATAACTCGTATACTGCGATCAAAAAGATTTTAGGCTCAGTAATCACATTGACTATCTGGTTTTTAGGATGTTGCAGAACAAAACTATAGCAATATTGAGTTGGGACCGACTTCAATCCAGATGTGAGCAATGATAGCGAATCACATATACGACGACGCAATACCTCCTGAACAGGCAAACGCTGGAATACTGCACCAGCACCCGTCGATGCTTCTCTCTCCACCTGAGACGTCTCTTCATCCGCTACAACACCTTTATCACTCGTTAGTTCACCCATATGATCATAGGAAACCTCTCCAACACAACTTTTGGTAGCAATGCACCAAGCACCCTCGTGATAAAACAAATTGAACATCACACCTTCTACGTACTCTTCGGCGTGAAGATATCCACCCGCAGAATTCACCGCAACACTGTGTAGTGTTTCGTCCAGCTTCAACATCTTAGGTGGTGCGATCGAACAAATCTTTCCAGTATGATCGAACACTACCGACCGAAATCTACCAAGAGTACTGTATTTATCCACATTCAATTTAGCACGGTCATACTTCAAAGTATAAAATACACCAAGAGGCGTTTTAGAATAATGAAACGCCATTCCCTGCTCAGTACACCATTTTCGCAATTCATCCATATTAGAAGTGAATACACTACTTTCGGGGTCAGTAGATGCAGCACGAACCTTTTCAACAAAATCCGGGAGACCGGTAAACTCACTCGAAGACACAGTAAACATTTAAATAGTTGTGAAATAATAGAATATATCCTTCTACATAGTTGTAGACAATATCTTTATATTTGTTTACCATCATATTCTTGCTATTTAGATTTGGATATAAAAAATATTTCATTATTATAATAAACAAATATATAAATAATGGAGGGGATACAAGAAAGTGAAAACCCTGAAAAAAATGTGGAAGAAACCGCACTTTTAGAGATAGATGATAGAGAAAATCCGGAGGGTGAAGAAGAACAACAAGGTGAAGATGTAGGTGAAAATGTAGGTGAAGATGTAGGTGAAGATGTGATGTCGATGCTATTAGAGTTAGGCGATATTATTCGAATCATCGCTCCATCAAATAGTGATATACACGATAATATGTTTTTAGTCGATTATGTTTCACCTCGCAAAGTAAAATTAATCAATGTTGATAAAATGAATCAATACATACTAACAATAGATGCAACCGGTAATTTAACTGATGAGAGTATTACTAATATTGAACTATTAAGTCGCGCCGAAGAAAAAGGGTATGCTCGCCAAAATCATTTAGTAGTTTCTACTTGGCTTGATATCAAGTTTGGTGGAGATCTTCCAACTGTGATAACTGGTTTAATTACGGATCTTGAAGAAGATATGATCGAAATACGAACATATCCGGAGGATGATATCATTTATATTAATTTCGCGTACAAAGGTATTCCCGAAGAATTACCTATTGAAGAAATTAATATTCGACAACCGCCAGCTTCGTATGCTTCGGTGAGTTCTAGTGAAGAGTCGTCGATGGATAGAGCACCGTCTTCTAGTGATGTTAGCTTACTGCGTAAAGTAGCAGAAGGAGCAGAAGGTGAATCCGCTGCTGCTGCAGCAGTAGCAGAATCAGAAGGTGCAGAAGACGTACAAACACAATCATCGAGAGAAGAGCGGCGTCTCGCGAGAATGCGAGAGAATATCGCAAACAGCCTAGGAAAGGGAGAAAATATAGATGTTCAACCTGATGGAATGTCCGATACAACAATGTCTGCCGCGTTATTATCTACCGATAAGGCGTACGTTGCTCCTCCGGCAATTCGAGAGAAATTGAAATCAATAATAATAGAAGCAGACCAAATTCAATTTGGCGACGTTTTGGATGTGCTGGTCCAAACAGTGGATATTCCAGATGAAAATAGAAGATATAACTTGGATAAGCAATGTGATGATTTGATGGATACTTTACTCACAAACGTCCCTTCTTCGGAGAAAACGCGACAGGTTTTAACAAATATACAAAGGATGGTCGAGAGATTTAAAGAGTTACGTCATAAATTTTCAGAAATAGATAAAGCCGGAAATCCGGCAATACCGAAACCCAAAACAGCCAACTATCGACCACTTGTGGAATCACTCGTAAAAATGAACCGTTCATTAAGTTGGATTATTCCGATAGTGAAAACACGAAAGGTTATTTTTGATATACCAGTGGATACTGAAAAGGCAAACGAGATGGATATCGATGCGCGTATTATTCAGGATGAACGCGATGATGAAAATGCGCTACAGAGACGGTGGATTGATGGATCACTAACATATCCACAGTATATGACGAATTTAACAGCCAATTTTTTTACTCCTCAACTAGAGCCGCGAACGAAACGAGATGTTATTATCACAAAGATGGTATCCGATAATTTTACTACGGTTATAGATAATCTCGATGATTTATATTCATCTGTTGTGCAAAATGAGCAAATCAAACAGCGCAGATTTGTGATTCAGAAGTATAATCTTGGTCTCTCGAAACTATCATTGCGAAATATGCGAGGCGGAGCGAAAATGTCGGCTGATTTTACATCTTTAACGCCTAACGATAGTATGAACGTAACCGGATTTATGACGTTTCCTGAACCAGTCATTTATTACTCACGTATCACATTACCAAATACCAATATAATGGATAAGAGTAATTTGAATGCGCAGCATGTACATTACTGGAAAATGTTGCGCCAATCAATGTCTATAACAACTCACGAAATTTCGGATTTAAAAGAATCTCTCGATATGAATAGTCATAATTTTTTGACTACTATTAAACAGTTCGTACTTGATCCATCTCTCGATGGACGAGATAAATACCGTAAATTTTTAGAAGTAATCGTTCCAAAAACAAGAAATATATTCGAAATGATGCGAAAATATATTCACGGGCGTTTATCATTACAAGACGTTCTCTCGCATATCGAACCGTTTCTTATTTACCAGGAAGATCTCAATGTTAAACAGTATGATGAAATTGTCGCATTTTTATTTGAGCGTATATTGGAATATAAACGAAATTATGCGACAAATTATCGTAAGTTCAGTAAATTGCGTGCATATAAGTATCACATTCGGTATATTGGTGTAACTTTTCTATATAAATTAATTGTTACTGGTAAGATGATGGACTCTGATGTATTCAAAGCGTACGGTTTTCAGGATATACAAGTGCGTTCTGGTGGAACAGCTGGTTCGCCTGGGCAACTTGAAGGTATGGATGTGAATCAGCGGCAACAGATGCGCGGTCGCGCGTATGCAACGGGATTATCCGACCAAACCGAATACAACGAAAAATTATTATCGTCATCAGAACTTCTCTCGAAAATGTTGTCTATCGATTATGCGAAGTTGTATATGGATGCGATTGCGATAACGACGACTGATTTAATCACACCATTTGATTTTAATTTAGTACTCGACGAGCAAAATGAAAAATTACAAAAAGAAGGTGCGATGCGCCCAGATGCGAGTTCGGGTGCTGCAGCAGTTGATAGTCGTAAACGATTTGGTTTAGTATTAGCTAAGAGTTATCCGTATGAAGACGCGTTAAAAGAGGATAATGATAGCGGTCTCCCGATCTACTTTGATAAAAAATACGATACATCCGATTATTCGTTCATAGAATCATACCGCGATAAACAGGAAACGATGAGCGAACCGGATTTTAAAGCGTTTTTAGTTGACGAATTAATAAAAAAGAAGAAGATGACGATTGATAGTGCGATGAAAGAGGCAGATGCATTGATGACTGGACCGGGGCTTCGACCAGTGAAAGATGGCGATTATGCGGTGGTAGAAGTGGACGATTACGTAGAGGTGTCGTTTTCGTCGTCGTCTGGACCTGCGAAAGGAATGATGTTTCCGAATGAAGAAGATATCGGCGAGGTTGAAACACGTTATTTATATTTTAAAATGGAAAATGGAAAATGGGTGCGTGATGAAAGCATTCCGGCGATAATACCCAGTTCTGATAGAAATTACTTCTGTAATGTGAATCGTGATTGCATTCCTCTGGCTATTGAAGCAGCGAAAAACTTATCTATCCAGCAAGGACCCGGAAGTGGATTAGAGATGTCTACAACGAAAGAAGGAGCCGCCGCAATTAAAAAAGCATATTTGGAGAGAAGCAAGATGGAATTTGACGCAAAATACCAAGTAACCCGAGAGAATTTCACACAATTCGTCAATAAGAAATTTGAGTATGACTTACAGAATATGCAGAGACTTGCGGATATTCAGCATAAAGAATTTTATAAGTACAACGATAAAAAATATTATATAGGTATACTGTCTGGTAAAAAGCAAAAACGCAATGATGATGACGCCAGCGATGATGATGATGATGACTACGATTTTGACGCAATCATATCACCAATGGAGCCTTTGAAGGACAAAATCATCGCACAATCCGATTTTGTAAAACGCCAATATGATATAATGCAATTTGTGACTAGTTTTACCCGTAAGGCAAATGAAATAATGGGCGAAAATCCGAATTGGCTGTACTGTATTAAATCAAATGCGAAATTGATGCCGTCTTTTTACGAAACAATTGCGATCGCATTTATACAAACGAGAGATGAGAGTGTGAATGTACGAGGCGCTGTATCCTTGAACGTCGTTATTGATACAATATGCAAAGAACGAGGAACAATAAGCGATGATGGAGAGGCGTGGGTTGATAAACATAGTGGTGCAGTGATTAAACGTATTGAACACGTTACTGAGGAAGGTTTCGATGAAATGACTGGATTTAGACTGGTAACGAGAGATATAATCGAGGCGGACGCAGGTGAAGGAATTTTAAAAGTCGCGAAGCCAGTGACTGCCGAATCGAAGTCCGGCGTAGAGTCTGCTGCTACAATCATCGCGAAATACGATAGTCCGAATGCCCGTATTATAAATAATATTGTAACAACGATGACTGGTTATATGGGTATCGATATGCACGAAGAGCGAGAATATATTATTCAGAATACGCTAATACTGATGGAGACGGCTGTACCACCCGAAAAGGTATATAATGATCGTTCTGAAAAGATGTTTCGAGAGAAAGGAAAGCGACTTCCGCCATACAAGGACACATTTTTCCAGTCATTACTTTTAATAACATTAAGTCACTTGATAATTGCTATACAATGTGCGATACCAACACCAAAAACACGTAAAACACACGCTGGATGTATTCGTTCATTCTCTGGATACCCACTTGACGGTGAAGGAGATGTATCTGGAATAATGTATGTGGCGTGTATCGCGCATAAAATAAAAACAAGTATAGAACCGTGGAATACATTAAAGTCGTTCAAGACAGAAGGCGATATTCTTGCGAAATTGAAGACGATGATTGATACATTAATTATGCCGAAAGCATTGACTAAAGAGCGCCTGCAAACAAAGCGTGATTATTTGGTGCAGAATAAAGACGCCGGGAATGGCGCGTTTATACCGAGCGAATTATCGATCGCTCGATGGATGAATTTTTTGCCCCCGATGAAGAGCCTCGATAATATGCCTACACCACAAAACGTCGCGTCGGAATTTAATGAACAATTAATATCAGATATGAAGCGTGGTTATCACGGTCAACACGATAAACTAAATGTATTGGAAACGAAATCAATGTATTTCAGTCTTTCTATACAGCAAATGATTCACGAGATCGTGAAAAATAGTAGTCCATTATTAATGAATATCTCGAGTGAACCATTTTTAGAAAATTCGTGCTGCCTTGAACCAACTGATCGACGAAGTATACGAACAATCGATTATTTTATGTCTAAAGCGCAGAATATCCATCATCATAATCGTATTATCGGATTTCTAGAGAAAATGTCGCTTGAAATGACTGCTCGAACGACCGCATCGATATTAATGGACAATCGCAACACACGTTTTAATTATCCAGAAATCCCCGCAGCATTTAATGAAGAGACGATATATCGAGCATTTATTGCGTATTGTAAGCTGAACCACGCATCAAGCCGTGTACGCTCGAATCCGGTATCAACTGCACTGAATCTTATCCCTGAAATACGTGATATGTGTATTGACCCGCCAGATGATTGGAATCCGACCGATCCTATCGATCAAAAAATACATAAATTAAAGAAGGTATCGAATTTATATGATACAGATAGTTTAGATCGACTACTTCGAGCGATAAATGCGCACAATATTATCGATAATAAATACGTAAATTCGACCCGTTCGAGAGAACCAATGCGTTTTCAGCGATTTCGCGATGCGATTTTACATTTGAACCGTATATATGAAAATGCTGACCACGAAGAAGAAACACAACTTGCGAATATGGCGAAGGACGTTGATGCCGATATGCCGTTCGGTATTGGCTCTGAAAATGCTGGATCAATATTGGACCGATGTATTATTCCTTTAAAACTTAGGAAGCTTCTCATTGCGAATATGGATACGAATGAGTCAACGGTCATCGAAGATACGGAAGAAATGCGAGATATTAAGAATTATTTACATACTAAAAATACAGAAATGCGCGAGCATATCCTATCATTTATTCAACAGAATGGAAAGCAAACGAAAGCGAAGATCCGCGATATTGAGAAGATTGTGAAGACGATTATGAAGTTTGAGATTAATCAAAGTAACGGAGTACTGATGTCTAGTTTAGATGAAACGGCGACAAAGAGTATACAATTTATGAAGAATAGTATTAAGAGGTTGAGTGAAATTATACCCTCCATTATTCTTCGCGGTATTGATTTTGATAATACAAATATGTCCAGTCATTGGGGGTTCTCCGATATGCATATGAAGGATATTAAGACGATTATCTCTTCGCATTATACATCATTAAAAACATTTTATAATGACTATACCGTAAAAGAAGTTATTCGTCACGCAAATCAACACATAAAAGATATCAAAATTATGATGGATAATACACCGTTCGAAGCGGAAGTGTTCTTTGATGAGAATAAGGATGCTCGTATCGCAGAAGCAGCCGCTGCCCTCGCAACTGCACCTAAACAAAGTAGCAGTTCTGCTGCATCTTCAGTATTATCAAGACTTATTCCACAAGAAGTTGATATAGTGGTTTCATCAGGCGAAAACGGCGGTCCTGTTCCACATTCTAGTCGCAAAAATATATTCACGAAATATTCGATATTTGATAGAGACATTGTCCAGAATTTGCATTTGTTCTACTTTCTCTCGATGTTTCAGACGTATATCTATTTAGTTATAGAAACACCAATTACGATTTACCAGAGTGAGCCCACAAGACTTATTCGTAAATCCAGTAAATCCAGTAAATCAAGTAAATCCAGTAAAGTTGATAAACAGAGTAAAGGGTACGATAGCGATGCATCGACATTACCATCTGGAAAAATAATTCGTGCATCTGAAAAGGCAATGCAAGACGAAGAAGAACAAGACGAAATTCATCCAGAATCAGAACTTCATTCAGCTGAATCGGTGAATCTGCGAGATCTGGGTACAATTAGCGATATGGATATTATTTTAGGAAATAAAAAAGCACTAGGTGAAAAGGTAGCCGAACTATTGATTGCGTATATACGTATTATTGAAAAAGACAAATCAAGCATTGATTTCAACTATGCGAATATTAAAGAGAAACTAACTCGTGTACGAGACAAAGAAAAGGATGGCGTTGTCGAGAGAATAGGTGCGATGTCTATGGTCGAGCGTCAATTAGAAAATAAGATGAAAAAGCATAAGATGGGAATATGGAGTAGAGGTACGACGCAAACTGGTATTGTTATTTACGACCAAGACTTTTATGACGAAGAGCGCGAAGAGATGGAGAAGATCGCACAAAAAGAGCGTCAGATGGGGAAGCGCGATTATGTTACGGATATGAACCGAGAGATTTATCTAATGGACGCATTAGAAGAGGATCGGATTGCTGCAGAGATTGAAAATCACGAACTAGATATGCGAAATGGAATTCCTGAAGATGATGACGCAGGTGATGATGACTATGCATATCTACTTCAACACGATGATGAGGGCGAAGGTGCATTAAGTGGGCGATATGATCAAGGCGGTGG